TATAGGCTTGTGACCCGGAATGTTTGTCAGTACGTCTACACCCATTTCAATGGTACGTTCGTAGCACTGCTCGTGAGACGGATAAGGACCACGGGTATCTTGCACAGCAAAGCACTCACTTGTTTGTGACATTACGCAGACCAATATCCATGCCTCAAACATTACTCATTACTTTCTGCCCATCCCTCTGCCCTCATAGCGTCCTCTACGTGTTTCAACGTAAATGAACGCCCATAGTGTGCCTCAACTGCCTGTCGCACGTAGAAGACATCACTGTGGGGGATATGGAGACGGTCAAGTGAGTTAGTACGGATAGCATGGTAGAATGCTTCGAGTACATTGTCTGTGTATAGTTTTACGGATTTCTTTGCCATTGTCAAGTAAAAACTTTCATTATCTTAAACAATCACAGATAGTATGCACGAGGCCAACACCCAGCACATACGTGATGTAAGCACAAACAATACTTCCGTAAATGTACATTAAATACTTGGTCATTGTAAGTGATACAGTTAAGTGAGTTTAACAAGAAAACTTAGTAGACACTAAAGTTGTACAGCTTAGTGATTTATGTACTTAGAGCAATAAGACAGTTAACTGTACACCTTTAGTGTTAGTTATACTATAATTATACCAGATTTCACAGGCCGTGTCAAGCCCCTCATTTCATCTGGTACCACACTTTTTGAAATCATGGTACCAGATACATCAGAAGTGCCTATTTTTTGTGCAGTTGCACAATGCTTGTGTATATATACATTGTCAGTTGCTCCTGTGGTTAACACTCAATTTTCCTAATCTGTGTATTTCTGTGTATATACTACGCCTACACCCCCCACCGGCCCCTGCCCGTGTGCCTCACCGCGCATGACATAGGCGCATTATGCCTGTGTGACAGCCGCAGTGAAGGCCAAACTGTCCAAGGTTGGACACTTAAAGCATTGAAAATGCTATATACTTGGTGTCATCAGCAGTTGTAAGACAACTGTTATGGTATCAGTTGCCATATCGAAGATATGTTGTGGAGTGATGGTGTGACATATCTGCAACAAGTTGCAGTGCCGATGCACATTCTCTACCCCACCTATCGGTGTTGCTTTTCTGCCACACTACACCCCCTCAACAGCATGGCTGTTGTATTTATGCAACAGATTCTGTGCCTACACATGCGCACACATACACACGGGGAAAACTTCACGCCTGTTTCCACGCGCATTATGCGCAGGAGAAATCACGCGCGGTTTTGCCGTTGACATTCTCAGCAAATCTGGATTACGAAGTAAGGGCTTTCGAGGCACCCCGTCTCGACACAACCTATCGGAGATAGATATGACAAACGTAGTTGCTAACGAAGTTACCCTGAAAGACAAGTTCGACACTCTCAACACCCTTGAAGCACAAGGTGCTTGGCTCGGCAAGAAGTTCCGTTCCATCGTGAACTCTGACCGCAAGGCAATCACGGAGTTCGACCTGCCGCTTGGCCAGTTGCTCATGACCCTTCGGGCTGAAAGCGGCGACGGGAAGCAGATTAGCCGGTCAAGGCTGAATGACTGCGGCATTGCCAAAATCGACCGTCGTCGTCGTAGTGAGAGCGAGGAGTTGGCACGTAACTGGGATAACCCAGTCATGCAAGAACTCGTGGCCTCAAAGCGGTTCTCGTCGGCAGTGACCCTGCTTCGTGAGTTCAAGAAACTCACCAATGACAAGCAGCCTGTCGTGAAGACTGCGGAGCAATTGGTCGAGGAATTGTTCAAAGGCATGGACAAGTTCGACATCAGCCCTGCTGATATTCAAGCTGCCCTTGTGGCGAAGCTGGCGGCACCTGCTACAGAGGCAGTTGACACCCAACGTGAGGCAGCGTAAGCTGTCTCACAACTGACCAACCTTGGACACTTTGGAGGTTCTCACATGGCAAAGCGCGGCGCAATCACAGACATGGGGCGACACAAGCCCCTAGGCTCAAGCTGGCGTAGCATGGACACTGGTGCCTACTCTCGCTCTTATGAGCCTGAGACACGGCCAGAGTTCCAGTGCTATGTCACTGGCCAAGCCAAGGCAATGGCCGATGAGTATCAGCGCAAGGTTGATGCCGTTGGCTGGCAAAAGGTTCTTGACATGCTGGGCAATGCTTAGTATGTCTTACGTGAAAAAACACTTGAACATTAGTGAAAGTGTTTATTCACTTAGACAAACTTAAACCGTCCAACCTTGGACACTTTCAAACGGAGTTACGTTATGACACAGCACGATTTCACCCTTATCCGTGACCTTCACAAAGAGGCACGTGGTCGCCGTCCGTCATGCGATTGGGACGAGTGGTTCGCTGCCCTGCCGCTTGCTGAAAAGCAAGACGTGTGGGATGACCTCATTGCGGAGTCACAAGAGCGTGACGCCGACGAGGCTAGTGCGGAGCGGCGGTCATGTCGCCAGTTCCGTGATGCCATCCGTGCTGGTATGAGAGCCGGTGCGCCGTCTGTGGACGACTCGCTGTCATGGCTCTTTGGCTACCACATGAACGGCTGCAAGCCGTACAGTGTTCAGGACATTGAACACTTTGTGTGGGAACACGGCATCCTATTCACGCCGCTTGGCAAAGCGGTAGTTCAGCGTCTTGACGCTATCACAGATTACAGTGAGGTATGACATGACTTATCAAGTTCACTTGACGCCTAAATCCAAGAACGAGAAGACTGGCTCAATCCCTGTGTCCACTACAGAGGCACAGACATGCCCTGCCGCTTGCCCATTCAACAATGCGAATGAGGGTGGGTGCTATGCCGAATCTGGCCCACTCAAAATGCACTGGATGAAGGTGTCTGACCGCCAGCGTGGTGACACTTGGCCCGTGTTCCTTGGCAAGATTGCTAACCTGCAAGCCGATACCTTGTGGCGACACAATCAGGCCGGTGACTTGCCCGGACGCAATGACCAGCTTGATGCGACAGCTTGCATGGAATTGACACAGGCCAATGACGGCAAGCGTGGCTTCACATACACTCACTACGACGTGTTGCACAGCAAGCGCAATCGCATGATTGTGACGCAGATGAACCGTTCCGGCTTCACTGTCAATCTGTCAGCCAACAATGTGGCACATGCTGACCAGCTTGCTGACTTGGACGCTGGCCCTGTGGCTACCGTGTTGCCGTCTGAGTATGAACGCACGTCATTGAAAGGTGAGTGGACAGAGACTTTGGCAGACTACAAGCAGCGTATTGACATCAAGAATGTCAGGACTGACGCTGGCCGCAAGGTGACTGTCTGCCCTGCTACCTACATGGATGATGTGTCTTGTGCTACCTGTCAGCTTTGCCAGCGTCAGCGTGACTTCATCATTGGCTTTCCGGCACATGGTACCAGCAAGAAGAAGGCCAGTGCCATTGCCTCTTACTAATGTCTTATGTGTAATGACACTTGAACTTTTGTGAAAGTGTCATATACACTTAGACATAGTTAAACTGTCCAATGTTGGACACTTGGAGATAGCACAATGCGTATCAAGCCCATCAATCCTGTAGCAAAGGCGTTGGCACAGAACAGACGCCGCACAGCTACACAAGTACCCAAGCCCAAGAAGGGCAAGGGCAGTTACAACCGCAAGACACAGGAGAAGCGGGACAATGCAAATCAAGATTGAAAAGATGAAAAGCCTCAAGACCAAGCCACGCAAAGCAAAGCGTGACGACTGGAAGCGTGACCGCAATGCGGCACGTAAGGCAAAGCGTATGACACAGGAGAAGATGTATGCGTAACGCTGACTTTGCAAGTCTACCACGCAATGACCGTGGTGACATACTCAACCTGTCTGATGTGTTTCTTGACCTGACAGACGCACAGATTGACAGGCTATCTGATGACGACTGGACGAGAGTGCAGGAGTATCAGGAAGAAATCGAAATTATGAAGGCTGACTTCCTCGAACATGAAATGCCTTTATATGACCGTCCAACCTTGGACACTTCAAACCCGACTAACTAACCAACACAAAGGAGATTATATCATGGCTACAATCAACATCGAGAACACCATCGCATCCGGTTCCTATCACAAGCGTTCCACTGGCCCGACTGGTCAGGTGCTTGCATCGACACAGGTCGAGGCCAAGCTGGCACGTGTCGAAGCCCTGTACCGTGAGGTGTATGGCGTACCTATGGGCCGCATGAAGTTCTACGACTTGGTGCTTGAGGTTGCTCGTGAAGGCAAGACGGAAGTGGGTGGATACATCCAGTACATGGCACAGGATTTTGCTGGCATCATCCTTGAGCGTATGCACAAGGAACTTGGCAAGCAGGTTCGCCGCAAGAAGCAGCGTGACCTGTTCATTGACGCTGGGGTACACGATGTGTATAATCTGCGTGACCTTGCACGTGGCAAGGCAGGACGTAAGTCAAAGAAGGCAGCATGACCAATTGGGTCTGCGTAGAGTGTGGTGGCACGGATGTGTGGGAACTCTCATGGGTCCGTGCTAACCGCATATCATGGATGCTGGAGTATGGGGAGGATGTACATGGTTACACAGACACCTATCCCATACCTCAGACAAAGTGCATGGACTGTGACAAGAAGGTTTTTCTTGTGGAAAAGGAGACATCGTAATGTATTGGCAAGTCGGTATCAAAATCAATCAGGAGTGTGGGCAGGTAACTGTCCACCCTCAAGCCCTCGCTCAGTCTCGTTGGACAAACGCGATTGAGCATGTAATGGAAATGGCACAGGCTCTGTATCCTGATGCCAAAGTTGAGTTCGACTACATAAAGGAGTTTGACAATGTCTAAGCTGTTTGGAATGGAATATAGTGTAGCCGTAGTGCCTCCCTTTGACAGTTCAGGTCGCCCTGACCTGCTGGCATGGGATGACGCAATGGACAGCCACGAGAATGATGTGGACATATGGGCTACATTCCACGATGACGAAGCAGCAGACCTCTGTGAGCCAGTGCTACGTGACCTGTTCAAGTCACGAGAGGATGCGGCACGTCAGGAATGTGACGAGCCTGTGTTTATCTGCGAAAGTGTCAAGCCTACAACGGCAGAGAAGCTGGACATTGAGTATTTCTGGCAGGACATCCTTGATTTGGGCAACGGCTTTGACCCGGATGAGTTTGGCTGGTCAGACACCGACAACACAGGCAATGAGTACGCATGGAATGAGGACGCACTTGAAAAGCAAGTCCCCAAGCCAGACGATTACCTCTCAGTAGCCATGAATGACCTGCGTGTTGAACTAGAGTGTGCGTTCAACCCATGTGAAATCTCACCTAGTGAAGCAGAGGCGTTTGCATTGGAAAAGTTCCAGAACATACTGCGCCTTGGCATCCAACTCTACAGGAAGAAGGATGATTACTATGACTATTAAGCAACAATGCGAGAAGGACTTTGCATTTAATGACGAGGCACCCCTGCCTTACAACATGATTGTAGGAGTGTTCGGGTTCCTGACATGGAACAATGCGGACAGGAATGACTACGCAGAAATGCGTAGCATCCTGCAAGAGATGATTGACGCAATCAATGAGACAGAGGAGAGTGAATATGCCTAATCACACAGACAACAGAGTAATCCTGTCACACGATGACAGCCAGCAGATTGACAACATCTACAACGTGATGAACACAGGTGACGCAGAACTGTGCAACTACCTGATACCGGAGCCTCGTGATGATGCCGGTGAGCCTATGAGTGGCTGGTACGACTGGCGGCTTGAACACTGGGGTACCAAGTGGGGCATTTACAATGCCACCTGTGAACGTATGGATGCTAACACACTTGTGCTGTCATTCGACACGGCATGGTCACCACCTATCCCTGTCTACGACAAGCTGGTCGAGATGGGCTTTGAAGTCAGCGCACGTTATCTTGACGAGGGCTGGCTGTATATCGGTGAATACATCGACGGCAATGACTGGTCTACAGGTGACGTGGAGAGTGTGGTCACAGAGTATCCTGACCTTGACCTTGAGTTTGGTATTGGTGACCGCATGGCTGAGTGGGCAGAGGAGAATGAAGATGCTGCTGCATGAGTTCTATGGACAGAATGACTACCAAGACAGAAAGGCTATGGTTTTCAAAGAGCAAGACGGCTATCTTATCCTGATGCTTGAAGACAAAACCATCTGTGAAGAACGCACAATCACTGGACACAGTGAGGTGTACGCTGAGAATTGTGCAGAGAACTGGGTACTAGGAGTGATATGATGAAGACACTACGAGTTGAACTGACTGCGGATGAGATGGACACCCTTGCTCGTAAGGTTGAGCATTACTGGCACATGTTTCATCCGCTAGGGTATGACACCCGACTTGACAAACCCGCGTACTATGATAAGGATAGGAAGCTGTGGGTGGCCGTAATCACCCGCCTTGAATCCTGTGACTGAAAGGAGAACTGACATGACAAAGACAATCACATTTGAATTGAATGGCTACGAAGTGGATAGGATGCGTGACGCTATCAACGCCATCAAGAATTTCAATCGTATGACAGACGAAAAGACTGATATCACCTATGATGTCATCCAGAAACTTGATTGCGTTGACCTGTTCTTGGGCCGTCTTATCGGCCTTGACCAGCCAACCTGTGAGCATGGCAGTAGGAATGCGTGGGCTGACTACGTGTGGGTTGAGGAGGACGCTGACTAATGTTTGCAGAAGCACTTGTGTGCCTTGCACTCAACGTGTATCACGAAGCCCGTGACCAGCCCTTCATTGGGCAGGTTGCGGTGGCTCAGGTGGTCATGAACAGGGTGCGGGATGACAGATACCCCGACAACGTATGTGATGTGGTCAAGCAAGGCCCGACATACTCATGGAAGCCAGACTTCCCTGTGCGTCATCGCTGTCAGTTTAGCTGGTACTGTGACGGCAAGTCAGACAAGACACCTGACCAGACAGCATGGGAACAAGCCCTAGTGATTGCACAGGGCGTACATACTGGCAACCTAGATGACTTTGTTGAGGGTGCTACACACTACCACGCAACCTATGTCCTGCCTGAGTGGGCAGATAGCAAGACGCCTGTCGTACAGATAGGTGACCACATGTTCTATCGCTGGGATTAGTGCTTGACTGTGCGTATCCTTTGTGATACAACGTAATCCTCAGTTGCCAAATGAAAGGAGACAACTATGCCATTTGATTCACCTATCCTTACAGCAGAGGAACTGCTGCCAGAAAACCTGAACTTCCCTGTAGAGTTTGAGCCTACCAAAGTTGCAGACAAGAAGTATGTCATCAACGGTAAGACAGGCGACTACCTTGGTGTCGTTGGTGACACGTTCAACTGTGCTGACCATAGTGACTTCTTTGTGCGTGTTCATGACGCTATCACGGAGAACCTTGGCGAAGCTGAGTGCGAAAGCATGAACTTCCGCTGGAAGGTTGCACGTAATAATGCTTGGGCTATGATGGACATGTCCCTGCCAGAAGTGACTGCACGTATTGAGTCAGACAAGCACACGACTACGATTGCACAGCGTATCATTGCCCTGCATGGCATAGATGGTAGCTGCTCCAATCAAGTCTACTTCGGTGCCATCGACTTCTTCTGCACCAACGGTATGATTGTTGGTGAGTATGACGACATCCGCAGGAAGAACACCAGCGGGTTTGACATGGACAAGTTCATCAAGGAACTGAAGGGTTCGACACAGGCTTTCTATGCACAGTCAGAGAGGCTGCAACAGTTCGCAACCAAGACACTGTATGTCGGTGATGTGAAAGCCATGCTTGAGTCCCTGCTCAAGTCAAACCGTAATGCAGAGAAGATGCTTAACCTGTACCAGCAGGAAGCTGCTGTTCGTGGGCAGAATGCTTGGGCATTGTACAGTGCCTTCACAAACTATGCCACCTATGCTGATGAGCGTAATGGTTTCGGGCTGCGTAACACCGGCAAGGACACCAACGCCATCTCCATGTTCCGTCGTGAGAATCAGGCTGCACAGTGGGTGAACAGCACAGAGTTCAAGGAGTTGTTAGCAGCATGAACAATACAGATGATATGAAATACCCTACGCTATGGTCTTGTATCTGGTACAAAGAAGGCAGTAAACTTTTCTCTAGGAGAGAAATCCTAGAGAACGTAGAGCAGCACCTTGATGATTACCACCCGGACTCAAAGTTCAGGTGGTGGTTCTTCTGGTTATACCTCGATGTCTGGGACTTCTTCATGTGCCTTGACCTGATTAAGATGGGTAAGGGGCCATACAAAAGCCTACATTCAGACGTAAGATGGGGGTATTGGGAATACGTGTTTGTGTTTGGGCTACGGAATCCCATTATTCGTATGTGCTGGTCTGTGCTTGATTTCATCAAGTATAAAGTGTTGCGTATGCAATACGTAGACCCTCATCTTGGTTGCTACAGTTATCCAAATTGTGACGAGTCACCGATGGGGTGTCGTCATGTGATGGGCGACGAGGCGGAACCATATGGACACAGAGACTAGGAGAAACACATGAAGACAGTTGAAGATTTAGTATTGACATACTATTCTTCCAACGATTTCAGTATGTTGAGGGACAAGACTAAGAAGGACTATCAATACTTCCTCAACATACTGGTCGGTGAGTTTGGGTCTGTTGAGTACGACAAGCTGTCGAGCAAGCAAGCCAAACACGCATACGAAGAATGGGTGAAGCGCGGCATCACGTTTGCCAATCACGTATGCACTGTGTCATCGTTGCTGTATCGCTACGCTATTGACATGGAGTATGCAATGGTCAATCCGTTTGCCAACATCAAACGCAAGACTGCACCACAACGTAAGGTGGTGTGGACAGAAGACAACGTGCGTCAATTTCTTGACACTGCCTATGGGCAGTTTGAATGGCGCAGCATTGGCCTGATTGTTCACATGGCATACGAGTGGTGCCAGCGATTAGGCGACATGCGTCTGCTGCAATGGGACAACCTCGACATGGATGACAGGAAGCTGTACCTTGAGCAGAGCAAGCGTAGGGCAGAAGTATGTCTGCCAATCGAAGATGACCTGTACGAGATGCTTGTACAGCAGCAGGAAGACTTCGGCTTTCAAGCCTTCGTGGCACCTCGTGTGCTGCCTGTAGGGGGTGAGTACCACCCATACAGCCTAGAGCGTTTCAGCAAGGCAGGACGGGCCGTTATGAGGGAAGCTAATCTGCCGGAAGAGTTACGACTGATGGACTTGCGCAGGACAGGCACGACACAGATGGTCGAGGCCGGTGTACCTATGGGACAAATCATGTCTGTGACTGGACACAGTAACCCGCAGTCAGTGAAGCCTTACATGAGAAATACGTATGCCAGTGCAAATAGTGCATTGACAGCACGTAAATCACATGGTAAAAGCACCTAACTGCCGCAAAGGAAAGTGATATATACATGGATAATATATATAACATTGTAAGTGATATGGATGTACCTGTGGGTATGACCAAGCGTGTTGCTTGTCCCAACTGTGGTCAAAAGACATTCACAGTGACGAACAACATGGGTTCGCTTGTATGGAATTGCTACCGTGCATCCTGTGGTGTGAAGGGCGGGACACGTGTTCGTATGAGTGCTGATGACATTCGTGCTGGCTTTGCCGGTGCCGATGACTTCGCCAAGCAGGACACGTTCAAGCTGCCTGACTACATTGTACCGCACAACTACGACATTGCAGAGATTGCTATGGAGTTGTACGGACTGGATGCACAAGAACTTGGCCTGATGCACGATGTGAAGGACAACCGCATGGTGTTCCCCATCGTACATGAAGGCAAGATTGTGGACGCTACAGGCCGGTCACTTGGCAAACGACTACCTAAGTGGAAACGGTACGGAAAAAGTGGCTTGCCATATGTCTCAGGACATGGTAAAGTCGCCGTTGTTGTTGAGGACTGCTTGAGTGCAGCCGTTGTTGGTTACGGCACCTTTGTCGGGGTTGCGCTTCTAGGCACGTCTTTGCAAGAGTCGCATAAAAGGTATCTCTCGCAGTTCTCAACAGCCATCATTGCGCTAGACCCCGATGCGCTACCAAAGACCTTGCAGATGGCAAAGGAACTACGAGGACATGTCAACGATGTTCGTGTTCTCAGACTAACCGACGACTTGAAATATCGTAACCCGACAGATATGGAGAACCTTCATGGAATTATCAATCATTAGAAGCCTGATGGACAAGTCATTCTACGATGACCATCGCGGCTCAAAATGTCCGCAGCGTCTGTTCAGTAAGGACGTGCGGAAGATTAAGCAGTCAATTGACACTGCTATGGACAGGTATGAGCGTAGCGTCACACCAGATGAAATCGAAGCCCTGTTCATGTCGGACAACCCGACACTGACTACTGCGCAGAAGCAAGCATACACCAGCCTCTTCTCGCAGATTAAGCGTGAAGAGCCTATGGGCAGCGACGTGGCACAGGAAGTGCTGTCCAAGCTGTTCCAGCAGGTAGTTGGTGAGGATGTAGCCAACATTGGCTTTGATATGGTCAATGGTGATGCGTCCAGCCTTGAGGCTCTGCGTAACCTGCTTGAGCGTTACGGTGACGACTTCATTCCCAATCTTAATATCGAGTGGGATGACATCAGCATTGAGACCCTTATGGCGAAGGCCGAACTGGAAGCACGTTGGACGTTCAACATCCCAAGTGTGACACGTAAGGTCGAGGGCGTGTCTGGTGGTCAGCTTATCGAAGTTGGCGCACGGCCTAACACTGGTAAGACATCCTTCCACGCCAGCTTGATTGCTGCTCCGGGTGGCTTTGCCCATCAGGGTGCCAAGTGTATCATCTTGTGTAACGAGGAACCTACACACCGTGTTGGTGCCAGATACTTGACTGCTGCCGCTGGCATGACAGCCCGTGAGGTGCGGGACAACATGTCGAAGGCACAGGCACTGTATCAGCCTGTGATGAACAACATCAAGATTAAGGAAGCAGGTGGTCGGGACATGGCGTGGGTAGAGTCTGTGTGCAAGTCATACAAGCCTGACGTTCTTGTGCTTGACATGGGTGACAAGTTTGGCGTACAAGGTTCCTTCGCTCGACAGGACGAGGCACTCAAGGCGTGTGCTATCTATGCACGTCAGATTGCCAAGACCTACGATTGTGCGGTGTTCTACATGTCTCAGCTATCAGCAGAGGCAGAGGGCCGCGCACAGTTGAACCAGAGCATGATGGAAGGTAGCCGTACTGGTAAGGCTGCGGAAGCTGACCTGATGATTCTGATTGGTAAGTCACCAACAGTTGAAGGTCAGGAAGAAGACAGCCCCCTTCGCCATATCAACATCGTGAAGAACAAGTTGAATGGCTGGCATGGTATGGTGAACTGTGAACTCAACTACCAGACAGCGAGGTACGAAGGATGAAGCTAACACTTGATGTAGAGAATACTGTCACCAAGCGTGATGGTAAGATGCACCTTGACCCATTTGAGCCGGATAACTCCCTGACTATGGTGGGTATGCTCAATGATAGGGGCGAGGAATGGCTGGTTACATTTGACCATGCGGACGAACATGCTACCCCAATGGGTCATGAAGGTGTGCAAGAATGGCTGGATGAAACCACTATACTTATCTGTCACAACGCAGCACATGACTTGCTGTGGCTGTGGGAGTCAGGCTTCAAGTATGACGGCCCTGTGTTCGACACGATGCTTGCTGAGTATGTCATGCAGCGCGGGCAGAAGGAGCCGCTGTCTCTTGAGGCTTGTGCAGAACGCTACGAGTTGGACACCAAGAAGCAGGACACACTGAAGGAATACTTCAGCAAAGGGTATAGCACTCGTGATATCCCACATGAGGAACTGTCAGAGTACCTATCGGCTGACCTTCATGCTACGCAGCAGCTTTCTGACAGGCTGGTATACCGACTAAACACTAAGGCTGACAGTGGGTTACGCGGCACTGTTGACCTGACCAATCAGGTAGCTGTGTGTCTTGCTCGTATCTATCAGCGGGGCTTTGCCGTAGACTTGACTGTGTTGGAAGATGTGCGTGAAGAGTTTGAGCAGGAACGTGACCAGCTTACGGCTGACCTGCAAGCACATGTCCGTCAACTGATGGGTGACACACCTATCAACTTAAACAGCCCGGAGCAACTGTCGTGGGTTGTATACAGTCGTAAGGTGCTGGACAAGCAGTATTGGGGCAACGCCATTGACCCATACATGAATGACGCAGACTTCCGCAGCCTCATGGCGGGTGGTACAGAACGTCTGCACAAGACAAAGGCAACACAGTGCCGTGAGTGTGGCGGCTCTGGCCAGATACGAAAGGTGAAGAAAGATGGAACACCATTTGCCCGAACTAATAAGTGTTCATCATGTAGTGGGGCTGGCTATCATCTTGTGGCTGGTAAAGAGTTGGCTGGACTAAAGTTCAAGCCACCATCAGCTAAGTGGGCCAGTGCCAATGGGTTCAGCACAAGCAAGCAGAACCTTGAGACACTAGAGAAGGCAGCACGTATCAAGGGAATGACAGATGCTGTTGACTTCTTGTCAAAGGTCAGACGCCTGTCTGCTGTCGATACATACCTGTCATCCTTTGTTGACGGCATCCGTATGTACACTAAGCAGGATGGTAAGCTGCATGTCCGTCTGCTACAGCACCGCACTACCACAGGTAGGTTCAGTGGGGCTGACCCTAACATGCAGAACATGCCACGTGGCGGTACGTTCCCTGTCAAGAAGGTATTCGTGTCTCGCTTCGATGGCGGTAAGATTATGGAAGCTGACTTTGCACAGCTTGAGTTCCGTGCAGCAGCGTTCCTATCACAAGATGGAGTTGCAATTGAAGAAGTATCTACTGGGTTTGATGTTCACGCATACACCGCTAAAGTTATTACCGATGCTGGTCAGTCTACGGACAGACAGACTGCGAAGGCGCATACATTCGCGCCGCTATATGGAGCAACGGGCTTCGGCAGAACCGCAGCGGAAGCAGAATACTACACGCACTTCACGGAGAAGTACCAAGGTATCGGGGATTGGCATTCCCGACTGGCTAAAGAGGCTATAGCTACAGGTAAGATTACCACGCCCTCTGGTCGTGAGTTCGCTTTCCCTGACGTGAAGCGTAACGCAAGAGGTCGTGTGTCCAATTTCACACAGATAAAGAACTATCCTGTGCAGTCATTCGCTACTGCGGACATCGTTCCGATTGCGTTGCTGCACATTGATAAACTGCTTGACGGTATGCGGTCATGTGTGGTAAACACTGTTCATGACTCAATCGTCATTGACATTCACCCGGATGAAGAAAGGAGAGTTATCGACATAATACACCAGACTAACAAGGAGTTGCCTGACTTGATTACTATACGTTGGGGATTAGTATTCAATGTTCCACTAGAACTTGAGGCAAAAATTGGCCCCAACTGGCTTGACACCAAAGATGTGTCGTGATATAACTATGGATTCTAACTCGAAAGAAGGAGTATAAAACACATGGAACTGACAACTATTGACACTAACAACTACGCCGCAATGGCCAAGGCTATGGGCATTGCAAATGAGACTGCAAGTGAGCGTAAGCAAGCCAGCACCCTCGCTCGTCTACGTATCAATCACTCACCTATCATGGGTGAGGCAGAGGTGAACGGCAAGACCGTGAACATGGAAGTAATCAGCGGCGGTACCTACAAGTTGGAAGTGCCTGACGGCCCGACGTATTATGCAGAGTCGGTGAAGATTCGTCCGTATCTTCAACGCTTCATGTACAAGCGTTTTGTCCGTGGTATGGGTGACCAGCCCAATCGCTATGTCAAGACTGTCATGGCTGATAACCTGAACATTGACCTCAAGGATAACGACGGTGGGTTCAACTGTGGTAAACCTGCTGGCTACATCCAAGACTTCAAGTCCCTGCCAGAGAAGACACAGGAACTTATCAAGCAGATTAAGCGTGTTCGCGTTTTGCTTGGCACAGTCGAACTGGTCAATGCCACCGACGCATCAGGTAATCCTGTGGACGTAGACGAGACTGCCTTCATCTGGGAAGTTGATAACCGTGATGCCTTCAAGAATGTCGGCAGCGCATTTACTCAGCTTGCTAAGATGAAGCGTCTTCCTGTGCAGCATCTGATTACTGCCAATACAGAGGAACGTAAGATTCCTACTGGTGCAGTATTCTATCTGCCTGTCGTATCTCTTGACGTTACCAATACCCTTGACCTGACGGATAAAGAGCAGGGCATGTTTGGTGACTTCATGCAGTGGGTCAACAACTACAACGAGTACATCATCAGTGCGTGGGCAGAGAAAGTGAACTCTCATGACGACGAGGATGATGAGGCCATCGTAGATGGTATCGTTGATATCGAAGTAGAAGAGGTAGCATAATGAACCACCCTGCTGAACTGGCGTTGCATCAATACATGGAGAATGCTGCTAATGGTAAGTCCACAATGTCTGCGGAGACCATCCAGCAAGTAGGTCTTGATGTCATGGGTGCGCTTGGACGCCAGTTTGGTGGGGGCAACAAGCGTGACAAGTTTGGTCTGCGTATGTCAAACGTGGGTAGACCAACCTGTCAGCTTTGGTTTGAGAAGAACAAGCCAGAGGAAGCACTGCCCCTGCCAACAACATTTGTAATGAACATGATGCTTGGAGACATCGTTGAGGCTGTCTTCAAGGGACTACTCAAGGAAGCAGGAGTACAATATGAAGATGATGCGAAAGTTACACTCAACCTTGATGACGATACATCCATCACTGGCACCTACGATATTGTTATTGATGGTGCTGTTGACGATGTTAAGTCAGCATCTAATTGGTCGTATACTAACAAGTTTGAGTCTTTCGACACACTGAAGAAAGGAGATGCCTTCGGGTATGTGGCGCAGCTTGCTGGCTATGCCAAGGCGT